CGCCCTGGCGGCCCGTGTATGCCCTGCCTGCGGGCATCCGTTCCCGGAGCCGGAGATCAAAAAGCTCAAGCTTCAGAACGATGACATTATGGGACTGGCGGGCAAGGAAATGTCGGTGACCGCTTGGCGTTGGCGCAAGCATGTCAGCCGCGCCAGCGGGCAGGAGATGTTGATGGTCACCTATTACGGGGCGCTGTCGGATGCGCCAGTGAGCGAATACATGCCGGTGAACAATCCTGGCTATGCGGGCGAGAAGGCGCGGAGGACTGTGGCAGAGATCGCCTCGGGTGCCGATGTGCTTGTGTCCGACCTCTACAACCCGCTGGACGTGGTGGCCGACATTCTTTCCTGCGGCGAGCCGCCAGACATGATCGAGTTCAAGATGGACGGTAAATATCACCGTGTTATGCAACGAAAATGGAAACTAGATGCGCCACAAACAGCCTGAGATCGTGACGATCTACTACAAGATGCTCGAGGCCGGCCCGCCCAAGTGCTGCCATAGCTGCGAAATGTACGGCACAGACGGCCTGTGCGTGGAGTTTTTCAAGGAGCCGCCGGAGGAGTTCGCCGCCACGCCGGATGCCTGCAACAAGTGGGTGATGGACCTGCCCTTCTGATGAAAACAGAACACGAAGAGCAGCGCGAGCTGGTGCAGTGGATCCGCCAGGCCTGCGGGGTGCGGGTCTTTGCGATCCCGAACGGTGGCCTGAGAGGCATCGCCGCCGCTGGACGCCTGAAGGCCGAAGGCGTCAGCGCTGGCGTGCCTGACCTGTTCATCCCGGCCTGGCTGCTCTGGATCGAGATGAAGCGGGAGAAGGGCGGCAGCGTCTCGTCGGAGCAGCAGAGTTGGCACGACTACCTGCGCAACCTGGGGCACCATGTGATCGTCGGGCGCGGACAGGAAGATGCTAAAAAAAAGATGGCAAACCTGGGGTTTGTACCTAGAATTTGATGCTTTTTTTTAGGTATTATCCTTCTACACCAACCCGCAACCAGCGAACAGGAAAGAACGAAATGAACTACTTCCACCTTAACAGCCGCCTCGAAGTCACCGCCATCCAGGGCAGCCTGCCCGCAGAACACCGTGGCGTGGGCACGCGCTGGTTCTCGATCGGCGACGGCGGCTGGGCCAACCGCAATGACTTCGACACGCTCCTGCTCGCGCAGGTCGTGGCCGACGCGGCCTCGGTGTTCAGCGGCGAGGCGTACGTCGCCACCGACGCCGGCGGCCAGTGCAGCCCGCGCTACGACGTCATCCGCGCCCCGGCGGTCGGCGACGAGGTCAGCTACGGGTTCAATGGCGACTGCTACCCCTGCGGCACGGTCGTCAAGGTCAGCAAGTCGCTCAAGCGCGTCGAGACCAGCGAGGGCAAAGTTTTCAACCGCAGCAAGAGCACGGGCCGCTGGTTTCAGCATGGCTGGGCGCTGGTAAACGGTCACCATTACGAACAAAACCCACATTTTTAAGATTAACAGCCCGGCCCAGCGCCGGGCACCAAGGAGCCCCCATGATCTCTGATGCCCTCTTCGCCGCAGCCCTCGGGCTTGCCGGCGCCACATTCCTTTTCCTGGCGCTGTCATGAACGGCGCCCCACCCTGCCCGCTGGACAGCGTGGAATTCGTCTACAACATAGACGACGTGGACCAGCCCTTGGTCTGCCACCTTGACTACGAGCCCGAGTGCGCAGGCCACGGGGATCACCCCGATTACCCAAGCACTATGTGCTTGGCGGCGGCCTACATCAAGGACACCGACATTCTGGGCCTCCTGAGCCCCGACAAGATCGAGGCAATCGAACTGCTTGCCCTGGACGAGCAAGAGCGCTTTGATGGCGATGGTGGGTACGATGAAGAATAAGCCGCCGCCAAGCATTGGATGGTGGCCCACCGGCGAGCACAAGGTGCGCTGGTGGAACGGCAAGTACTGGTCATGGGCCTGCCTGGACAGCGACAGCGAGCACCAGATACGTCATTACAGCGCCAAAGAGGCAACCGATGACGTTGTGGTGTGGTATCCACGGCCAGACAACTGGCCAGAAAGGTCAAAGACATGAACCGAGAAGAGTATTTCTGCAAGGCGGCAGCCCGCCAGAGCCTGTTTGCGGCGGTCTGGATCGTCGCCCTAGTGGCGCTGATCGCGTGCCTGGCATGACACACATCGGATGGATGGTCAGTGAGTCAGGCGTCTGCATCCTGCTCACCAGGCGCCGCGAGGAGATGGAATATTGGGTGGGCCTCGGATGCGTTGCAACACCGCTCTATGCGCTGCCCTCTGTGTAACGCACCGACCAGCGTGGTATCAACTCGCCACCAGCCTGACAACTCAACCAGAAGGAGAATGAATTGTTACAACAACCACCGGTTCACCACAATCGAACGACACGTCGATTTGCACGGTCGCTTGACGAAGCCTTCGGCGGAGACGGTTACGCCATCACCCACTACCGCAACAGATGGTCGTGGTTCAACCGAGCCGTTGCCTTCAGTGTCTGGGTACTGGCGATGGCTTACGGGGTGACGCTATGGACCTGAAGAGCCAACTTTTGAGGGAAGAGGGCGCCGAGTCCTGCGCCTACCAAGACTCGCTTGGATACTGGACCATCGGCGTGGGCCGGCTGATCGACTCGCGCAAGGGCGGCGGCCTGTCGAGCGAGGAGATCAACTACTTGTTGGACAACGACATCAAGGCCAAGACCCGCGAGGTACTGTTGGCGCTGCCGTGGATGCCCAGACTGTCCGAGCCGCGTCAGGCCGTGCTGATCGGCATGGCCTTTCAGATGGGCATCGGTGGGCTGCTCAAGTTCAAGCGGATGCTATCGGCGGTTGAGGACGGCCAGTACTTTGAGGCTGCTGCGCAGATGGTGGAGAGCACTTGGGCACGGCAGACGCCAGCACGAGCGCATCGCATGGCACTACAGATGGAGACAGGCGAATGGACCCACTGACCGCAGGCGTCGAACTGGCGCAAACCGTCATCACCCGCATCTGGCCCGACAAGTCAGCAGCAGAGGCCGCGCAGCTTGCCGCTCAGGTCGCCATCGTCCAGGGCCAGCTGGACGTCAACCGTGCCGAGGCATCGAGCCCCAGCGCGTTCACCAGCGGCTGGCGCCCAGCGATTGGCTGGGTCTGCGCGTCGGCGCTGGCTTGTCAATACATCGCCAGGCCGCTGGTCCAGTGGACCGGCATTGTGCTGGATCACCCGCTGCCGACGCTGCCGGGCATTGATGACCATCTTTGGGAATTGATGCTGGGGATGTTGGGCCTTGGTGGGTTGCGCACGTTTGAGAAGACGAAAGGAGTTGCGTCGTGACCGATGAACGCATTGCCGAACTGATGGGGTGGCGTTGGCCGACTAGCCTCCACCCCGACGACATGCTTGCGAAAGTGCGGACCGTTGTACGCGAAGCTGTACGCACTGAAGGGGGTGAGACATTTGCAGACCGATGCAAGCTGGCAACGGACTGCCTGCCCCAGTCACCTTACCGGGTGATGCTGGAGAACCTGCATCGAGAGATGTTGGGCATTAAGCAGAGGGTTGAGTTATGAACGAACGAATCCGAACATTTATGGAAGGGCTGTTCGACGTTACCGTTGACTCTCGCGGAAGGGAGGAATGCACTGCCGACTATATCAACGTGCAGAAGTTTGCCGACCGTATCGTCCGGGAGTGCGCCGAGTTGAGCGTCAACTACGGGGGAAACGTCAAGCTGCTGATCTGTAACCACTTTGGGCTTGAGCCATGAACGAGCGTGCTGCGTTTGAGGCATGGTGCGACGAGAAGTGGGGCAGCAGTGCGCATCTGCACAAGAGCGCCACCAGTGGTGAGTGGGATGCATGGCAGGCTGGGCGTGTTGACCTAGCGCAGGTGGGGAACTGCGGGGAAACGTGCAAGAGGGCCAAGCTCTGCTACGCCTGTTCAAAAGAGTTGGGGGCGCTAACCCGAGGAGACGTTTTGCGCTGCATTGAAACCGACGAATTATGCACGGTGTGGGCTACATCCACATCTGGAAAGACGGGCGTTAAGTGGGCCAGTAACGACTTTGCAGAGTACACGGCAGAGCAGATTGGTGAGTTGTTTTGGATTGAACGCAATGACTGAACCCATAGCATATATGGTTTACACAGAAGACGGTAAATCTGTGTATGTAACCGATAACCCAACCGACATCCAGCAAGGCCAACGAGCTTTGCCGCTTTATACGAAGCTTGAGTGGCAAGGGTTGACGAAGGCTGATGTAAATAAACTCACAAGATTCGTAATTGCGTTCAAGAGTGAGGTTGTGGAGTTTATTAGGGCAGCAGAAGCCAAACTCAAGGAGAAGAACACATGACTGAGACCGAAAGAAACCTAGACCTCCTGCTAGGCGATGCCTTAGCGGAGAACGAGCGACTCAAGTACGAAATCAAACGCCAAGAGATTGTCATCACGCAGTTGCTACTGGCGATGCACGAAGGCGGAACCTTGAGAGTACGCGATGATGCATCCTGA